GATGATTTTTTCCCAACGTAAGTTTGCGAAAGGAGGGTGTCTTGTGAAATCGCAGGTAATGAGTAAAAATAAATCATTTTCGGCGCGAATCACGGATAGACCCGCCGACAACTCGCAAGCTCGATACCAAGCAGAGGTTAAAAGGCTTCAAGCCCTCACCAAGGACGCAATCAACGATACCCAGCGCAATATCGCAATGCCGCTCATCCACAACCTAGCCTGGATGAAGGTAAAGCTTGATGAAGCGAGGGTTGACCTCATGGGCGAATCACTGTTCGTTCCCTACGACCATGGAGGCGGGCAAGCTGGAATCCGCGAACACCCGGGTTTCGCAGCCTACAACAAGCTGTTCACAACCTTCTCTCGCGGCATCAAGCAGCTCATTGACCTCATGGATTACGAGGCAGGGGAGATAGACGAGCTGCAAGGCTACTTCGATGAGACGCGCATCTAAGGCTTCAAAGCCCTACGTGCCGTCACTGTCGGGAAAGCTTGCCATCAAAACCTATTTCGGCGCTGTGCTCAGCGGCGATATTGTTGCGTGCGAGAAGATCAAGAAGGTTGCACGCATCGTGCTCGATGAGTTGGAGAACGGCAGCAAGGATGGCCGCTTCTCATACGATGAGCGGTATGCGTCGAAGCATATCAACTTCATCGAGCGGTTCTGCAGGCTTCCATCTGGCCGCTTGGGCGCTCCGTTTCGTCTCGAGCTGTTCCAGCGCGCCATCCTTGCCGTCATCTACGGCTTCGTAGACGAGCAGGGCATCCGGCAATACCAGGAAGTGCTCTGGATGATGGGCCGCAAGAACGGCAAGACGGCCATCGCAAGCGGCATTGAGATCGATATGACCGCCAACGACGGCGAGGGCGCGCCCGAGGTCTACAACGTTGCCACGGCACGCGAACAAGCCTCTAAGGGCTTCGACAACTGCCAGCGCATGGTCAAGACCTCGCCGCAGCTTGCCAAGCACATCCGCAAGCGCGTGAACGACCTCTACTGCGACCTCAACATGGGTAGCATCAGAGCACTATCGGCGAACACCAACCACCTTGACGGCCTAGACATTTCCTGCGCCATCATCGATGAGCTGGCCGCGATGAAGAACCGAGACCTCTACGACCTCGTTATCCAAGGCATCTCGGCGCGCAGGCAACCGCTTGTGCTGCAGATCACGACCAACGGCTTCGTGCGCGGCGGCATCTTCGATGCGCAGTACGAGTACGCTTCGAAATGGCTTGACGGCATCGCAGAGGGCGAGAAAGCAGACCGCTTCATCGCTTTCATCTACGAGCTCGATGACCGTGAGGAATGGCAAGACGAGGATTGCTGGATTAAGGCTAATCCTGGTCTCGGCACCATCAAGAGCATCGACAAGCTGCGCGCTAACGTATCCAAGGCGAAGGATGACCCGACATTCCTTCCCACGCTGCTGGTCAAGGATTTCAACCTGGTCGAGAACCAATCGACCGCATGGCTCAACTGGTCGGAGATTCACAACGATGCCACCTTCGACATTGACGAGCTCGGCATCAAGTACTGGATTTGCGGCGTTGACGCTTCCGACACCACCGACCTAACCGCTGCGTGCCTGCTCGGCATGCGCCCGGGCGATTCCAACATCTACGCGCTCCATATGGCGTGGATTCCCGAGCGTGCGCTGCAGGTCGCAGAGCAGGAGGGCAGGCGCGGCGGCAAAGACGGCGTGCCTTACGACATGTGGATTGCGCGCGGGCTCATGCGCACCGATGCCAACCCGATCATCGACAAGCGCGTGGTGCTCGAATGGCTCGAGGATTTGCGCCGAGAGCACGGCATCTACGCCATCGCTTGCGGCTACGACCCGTGGCACATGCGCGATGCGCCGACCGTTGACGCATACCAAGGCTATTTCGGGCGCGATAACTTCTGCAAGGTCATACAGGGCGCGCAAACGCTCTCGATGCCCATGAAGGAGATAAAGGCGCTCTACAAGGAGAACCGCATTGTCGATAACTCCAACCCGATTGCGGAGTGGTGCCGCTCGAACGTCATGGTGCGCACCGATGCCAACGGCAACATCGCGCCCGACAAGAAGAACAGCGACCCGCGCAACCGCATCGACGCATGGGCGGCTGAGATAGACGCTTTCGTGACCCTGCGGGAGCAGATGGACAACTACAGGGCATTGATTGGAGGCTAGATGCCTAGATTCAGTCTTAGGTCGATGTTCGATGCAATCTTCCATCGGCCCATCGTCAAGGCCACGAACGGCTATTTCACAACGTTCACGGCCTACAACCCCGTCTTTACCACGTGGCAAGGCGGCTTGTACGAGGCAGAGCTGACGCGCTCGGCAATCGAGAGCGGCGCTGACCATGCCAGCAAGCTCAAGCCTGAGATCGCGGGAACTGCCGCGCGCCGGGCAACGTCTTCCCTGCGCCTGCAGCCCAACCCGTGGCAGACTACCCCGCAGTTCCTGCGCCGCATCTGGACCATGCTGCAGGTCGATGAGACGTGCCTCATCGTTCCCATCTACGATGCGACAGGCGATCATGCGGGATACTGGCCGATTCTGCCCAACATGTGCGAAGCCTACGACGTGGACGGCACGGCATGGCTCAAGCTGTCGTTCCCCAACGCGCAGAGCACCTATGTTGAGTGGTCGAAGGTGGGCGTGCTCACCCGTCACCAGTACAAGAATGACCTCTTCGGCGATGGCGGCTCGGCGCTCGATTCCACGCTCGCGCTCATGCAGGCGCAGAACGATGCTGAGCAGAATGCTATCCGGCAGGGCGCGGCGGTTCGCTTCATCGGCAAGTTCGCCATGAACCTTGACCAGGAAGAGATGCGCAAGCGCCAAAGGGAATTCAACGAGCAGAACCTAAGCGCCGAGAATGCGGGCGGCATCGCTGTCTACGACCGTGGATTCGATAACGTCACGCAGGTCACGCCCAACAGCTACACCGTGGATGCCGAGCAGATGGCGCGCATCGAGAAGAGCGTCTACCGCTACTTCGGCACCAACGAGGACATTATCCTCAACCAGGCGAACGAAGAGGTGTTCAACAGCTTCTACGAGGGACGCATCGAGCCCTTCGCAGTGCAGCTCGGCACCGTGCTCACCGTTATGACGTTCACGCCCAACGAGATCGCGCGCGGAAACGAAATCACTTTCAGCGCCAACCGTCTCGAGTTCGCTTCCAACTCAACGAAGCTATCCGTTGCCACGGCGCTCTTCGACCGTGGCATCTGGTGCGGCAACGACGTTGCCGACGTGTTCCAGACGGCGCACTACGAGGGCGGCGATAAGCACGTCATCCGTGGCGAGTACATCGACCTAGCTCTCATCTCAGAGCACACGGCAGACCAAGCGGCGAGCGCCGCACTCTTGAATGCGGCCATCGACGGAAATGGAGAAGAAGATGCCAGCTAAGCCTATGGAGCGGCAGTACCGCCACATGAACCAACCTCTGGGCATCTGCGAGCGCGCAGGCTACGAGAAGCGGTTCGATTCCGAGTTCTACGTTGAGGGCTATGCCTCCACGTTCGATGACCCCTATGTGCTCTATGTAGACCCGTGGGACGGCACCGAGTACAAGGAGATTGTGAAGCCCGATGCGTTCGCATCCTGCGACATGCGCGATGTGATCATGCAGTACGACCACCGTGGCCGCGTGTTCGCGCGCATGAGCAACAACACGCTCGTTGTTGAGCCCGACAAGCACGGCCTGTTTGTTGCCGCCGACCTCAAGAGCACCGAGACCTCCCGCTCTCTCTACGAGGATATTGCGGCAGGCCTCATCACCCGCATGTCATGGGCTTTCACCATCGAAGAGGAAGAGTACGACCGAGCTGAGCACACGTACATCATCAAGAAGGTCGGTCGTATCTACGACGTTTCGGCTGTAAGTATCCCTGCTGACCCCAACACGGATATTTCGGCTCGTAACCTGCTCGACGGAGTGATCGAGCGTGCGCACAGGGAGTCTGAGCGCACACGCAAGCACCAGGAGGCGCTTGCGGCAATCGCCATCAGCAAGTCATTCAGAAAGAGGTAGAAAATGGACGTCACGACCATGACCAGCGCCGAGATCGTCAACGAGCTCGAGGCCCGACTCGCCGCCGACCTCGAGGGCATGAGCCCCGAGGATGTTACCGCCCACGATGAGCGCGTCTCCGCTCTCACCGACGAGCTCAACAAGCGCAACGCTGCCGCTGCCCAGCGCGATGCTGCCGCCGAGGCCGCGCGCAACGCCATCGAGGCTGGCAACGCCACCCGCATCAACTCCACGACCATGACCCGCTCCCGCATCGAGGATGTGACCGACTACTCGAAGTACGAGCGCACGGCCTACTTCAAGGACCTCGCTCAGCGCAGCGGCCTTATCATCCCGAACATGGAGATGACCACCGTCGAGCGTGCCGCGTTCACGCATCTGACCAGCAACACGGGCGCTGCGGTTCCCGTTGAGACGCAGAATCAGATCATCTCGCTCATCGATTCCAGCGCAGTTCTCTTCGGCGATGTTTCCCGCGATAACTTCGAGCACGTGTATGAGATCGTGCGCCACAAGGCCATCGCTGCCGGCGATGCCGCTAAGACCAACGAGGGCGCTGCTCCCGCGAACGAAGAGCAGAACACCTTCGATACCATCGCCATCAACGGCGATGAGATCAAGAAGACGGTCAAGATGAGCCGACGCATGGAGATTCAGAGCATCGATGCGTTCGCCCAGTACATCGTCAAGGAGACCGCTGCCCGTCTCTCCTATGCGGCAGAGTGCAACATCATCGATACCCTCGATGACGCTACGCTCGGCATCGCCGCTGCCAACAAGATTCCCGTCACCGGCGCTCTCACCAAGGCCAAGGTCGTTGAGGCGTTCGGCAAGATCAAGACCTTCAACAACCCCGCGCCCAAGGGCTGCAACGTCTACGCCAACAGCAACACCATCTGGAACAACATTGCGATGGTCGAGGATGGCGAGAACCGCAGCTACTTCGTGGAGAACGAGAGCGTTTCCGATCCGACCATCCAGGGCCGCATCTTCGGCAAGGTTGTCAAGCAGGACGATGCCCTCGAGGATGGCGTTATCCTCATCGGCTACCCCGACCTGTTCAAGTCCAACCTGTTCGGCGGCATCGACGTTACGCCTTACGTCGAGGGCGGCACCCAGAACCGTTGCTGGGACGGCTACATGCTGTACGGCGGCGCTCTTGCCGTTCCCGTGGCGTTCGCCAAGATCGTCATCTCTGCCTAGCAGCAACCCAAAGGCGCGGCTCCATGCGGGCCGCGCCGCCTAACCGAAAGGCGCTCACATGGCAACGAACAAGATTCTTGATGAGTGCCGTGCGGCGCTCGGTCTCACAGACAGCTATTTCGATGACCAGATCACGCTGCTCATCGCTGCGGCACGGGCGAAGATGGCTCGCGGCGGCGTTCCCGAGACAAAGGCCAACGATGAGGATGACGCGCTCGTTACCGTCTGCATCACCTGCTTCGTCAAGGCCATGATTGGCAACGACAACCCCGATGCAGAGCGCTATTTGGCAGCGTTCGAGGCTATCGTCTCTCAGCTCAAGATGAGCAGGACGCTTGGAGAGTGACATGAGCAGATGGCTAAAGACCTGCAAGCTTGTCACGACCTCCGTGGAGCGCGATAGCCGGGGAATCGCCACCGAGACCAGGGAAGAGCGAACGGTAGTCTGCAATCCGTTCTCGATGGCCCAACAGACCTACTTCGCCGCTCAGAATGCAGGCATCCATCCCGTAGCGACCATCCAAATCCATAAGTGCGAGTACAACGGCGAGCGTGCCGTCATCTACGACGGCGCTCTGCTCGAGGTCGAGCGCGTTGACGCGACGAGTCCCGATTTCGTTAGGCTCACGCTGGTCGAAAGGCTGGCAGACCATGGCAAGGCGTAGCAGCTCATCGCTTACCGTCGATTGCGGCTCCGCTGACTTCGCCGCAGCCATCGCAGGCTGGATGGAAGAGCAGGCATACGAGGTCGATGAGGATTTAGTCGAAGCTGCAGGCGATGCTGGAAAGAAAGCAGCCGAAGAGCTCAAGGCCAAATCCGCGCACCGCACGGGCAAGTACGCCAAGGGCTGGGATGCCGAGATCGATGCAAGCGAGACGGGCGTTGAGGTCGTTGTCCACAACAAGAAGATGCCGCAGTTGACCCACCTGCTCGAGAAGGGCCACGCCATTGCCAACCAGTTCGGCCATTATGCCGGGCGCGTTGGCGGCGATGGCGTTATCGCCGAGGTCGCTGACAGCGTTGGCTCCGATTTCGAGGGGAGTTTCCAGCAATGATCACCATCGATGAGCTGTGCGCGGCTATCGATTCCCTTGGCATTCCGTGGGCGCAGGTCGATTTCGAGCGCGGCGAAGACGTTGAACCGCCTTTCATCGTGCTCATGCCGTCTGCAGGTGCCACCGTCAAGGCCAATGATGGGAACTGGGTGCAGACGGTCGAATACGAAATCGAGCTGTACACCGAGCGCCGCAACTACAACCTCGAAGCTGCCATCGCAACGGCCTTAGAGACCGCTGAGACCGACTGGGAACAGGGCGGCTACTGGCACCTTGAGAGCGAAAACATGTTCGAGACGGTCTTTGTCGTGACCGTCCGAGAGTAAAGGAGTATCCATGGCACGCGATGCTTTTGTGGGCCTCAAGGCCCTCTACCTCGCCGAGCTGACCAATGAGGATGAGCTGACTTACGGCACGCCCGTCGATATTGGCACCAAGGCGGGCGCTGTTTCCATCTCCGCATCCCGCGAGATCAGCACCGATGCGGCGTATGCGAACGATGACCCCTGGATTGAGGCCGAGACCGACAGCGGCGGCACTGGCACCCTCGAAATCCGCGACATTATGACGGATTCCACCGTGCGCGAGACCATCGCCAAGCTCACGGGCTACCTCATCACCACCGAGGGCGATGTGCTCGCCACCGACAAGCCCTCGAGTCCTTGCGCTCTTCTCTGCGAGCAGAGCGGCTACATCCATGGTCGCCGCAAGTGCTTCTACAAGATCAAGATGCGCAAGCCCGATTTCGAAGCTGCGACCAAGGAAGGAAGCGCCACCATCGGTTCGCTTTCCATCCCGTTCAGCTTCTACAAGGTCAAGCTTGCCGATGGTGTCAACGCTTCCACGCGCGATAGCTTCTACGGCAACAGCACCTACAACACCTTCTTCGAGGCTGTCGTTACGACCAGCGCCGAGAAGGGCTCTAATTCCTAGGAGTAGCCAATGCATACGTTCGAGATCGAGGGCGTAGAGCACACCATCGACTGCAACGCCTTTACCCCGGTCATCTATGCCGAGGAATTCACCGTGACCCGCAAGGGCAAGGAGGTTCCCGAAGACATTAACGCTGCCGTGAAGGACGTTATGACCTTCACCGAAGAGAACGACTTGCCGCCGATGCTCAAGATGCTGCAGTTCTTCTGGGCATTCGAGAAGACGGCGAATCCTAAGCTGCAGGGCTTCAAGGCGTGGCTCAAGGCGCTGCCTGTTTCGGTCATGGCGCTCGATGAGAAAGGTGGCTGGGCATCTGCCGTGATGGACGAGATCAACACCGCCTTTTTTCCTTCGCTCTCTAAATCGGACGTGGTTTCCGAAGCCTAGCGAACACGAGATGCCCGACCTTCCACCCGAGCTGGAAGAGCGCCCGGGCATCGTGTGGCTCTACGTCTGCATGCAGGCTGGTCTTTCCATCGAACAGCTCAAGACGATGCGCATAGACCAGGCAGAAGCCCTCATAGAACTCAAGGAGTTCATGGGCGAGGCCATCGCAGACATGCAGGAGAACGAGCGGCAGGCAAAGGCGGAAGAAGACTTCTGGAACCTGTGAGTTCGTGACGGCGGGCGGTTAGCGATAACCGCTCGTTTCATGTGCTCATAGAGCGGAATAGGAGGGCCCATGGCGGTTTCATACAAGGGACTAACCATCAAGTTCGGCGGCGATACGACCGAGCTGCAGAGCGCCCTTAAGAAGATTCAGACCGAGACCAGGAACACGCAATCCGACCTCAAGGCCATCAACAAGAGCCTTGAGTTCAACCCCGGCAAGACCGAGCTGCTTGAGCAGAAGGTGCGCAACCTCAATGCCGCCTACGACGAGACTAAGCGCAAGCTCGATGCCTACAAGCAGGCCATGCAGCAGCTTGAGGAAAAGAAGCAGCGCGGCGAACAGCTCACCGAGGAAGAGCAGCGCCAATACGATGCGCTGCAGCGTGAGATCTACAAGTGCGAGAACCAGCTAGAGACCTACGCAGACCAGCTCAAGAAGACCAGCGCCGAGATGGAAGCATCTCAGACGGCCCTCTACCAGTTCGGCCAGACGCTTGAGGACAATGCCGACAAGCTTGGCAAGGCAGGCGAGGCCATGCAGAAGGTCGGCGGCATCATGGTCGGCGCTTCAACTGCCATCACGACCGCATCTCTCGCAGCGTTCAACGAGGTCGATGCAGGCTTTGACAACGTGATCAAGGCAACGGGAGCAACGGGCGAGGCCGCGCAGGACCTGCAGAAGAGCGTTGAGAACGTTGCAACCACGCTCGCAGGCGCTCAATACAGCTGGGATGCTATCGGCTCCACCGTGGGCGAGGTCAACACCCGATTCAAGGTCACGGGCGATGAGCTGGACAACCTCACCGAAAGCTTCTTCAAGTTCTCCACCATCACGGGCGTTGATTCCGTGACCGCTGTGCAGGACGTTTCGAAAGCAATGACGGCTTTCGGCACCGATGCCAGCAGGACGGATGAAGTTCTCGGCGTGGTCGCTAAGACCGCGCAGGATACGGGCATCTCGGCTGACTACCTGCTCAACTCGCTCGTTGCCAACGGCGCTACCTTCCGAGAGCTCGGCCTTGATATTGACGATGCGACCGTCATGCTCGGCAGACTCGAGGCGGCGGGCGTTCCCGCAGACCAGATGCTGGCAGGCCTTAAGAAAGCAGCTGCCAACTGCGCTGAATCGGGCGAGGATTTGGGCGATATGCTCTCCGACCTCACCCAGCGCCTGCAGGACCCCGCCACGGCTGCGCAAGCAACGCAGGAGGCCATCGACCTCTTTGGCTCCAAGGCCGCAATGACCTTCATCGATGCAGCCAAATCTGGCCGCGTGAACTTCGATGACCTGGGACAGACGCTCGAGGATTTCGGCGGCGTGGTCGATTCCACCTTTGCCGAGACCTCTGACGGCATAGACCAGTCTGCAGTTGCCATGAAGGAGCTGCAGGCGGCAGGTGCCGAGCTGGGCGGCGAGATCGGCGAAGTGCTGGCACCCGTTCTCAGCGACCTTGCTGGATTCGTGCGCGAAGCTAAGGATGCTTTCGCCGCGCTCACTCCCGAGCAGAAGGAATTTGCTGCCAAGGCTGTTCTCGCTGTCGGCGCTATCGGTGGTCTCACCATGGGATTCGGCACGCTTCTCGGCGCTGCCGGGCAAATCGGCTCAGCGTTCAAGGGTCTTGCCACAGGCTGGTCATCCTTCACAGGGATAATCGCAGCCAACCCGATCGCGCTTGGCGTTGCCGCTGTGGCAGCTGCCGTTGCTGGCCTAACGTGGTTCTTTACGCAGACCGAGACGGGCAAGCAGATGTGGGCTGACTTCACTTCTTGGATTAGCGAGAAGTGGCAGGGCGTGCAGGATTTCTTCGCAGGCGTTCCCGAGTTCTGGTCGGGCGTGTGGGATAACGTGACCACTTCGGCAAGCAACGCAAAGGCCACGCTCGAGGAAGAGTGGACCACGCTGCAGACGGCGGCGCAGGAGAAGTTCGATGCCATAAAGCAGGTCATCGGCGATGACATGGCCGCTGCGCAGGAAGCGGGCTCACACGCGAGCTCGGCGCTGCAGGCCGCTCTGAGCGGTGATTGGTCCACGGCTCAATCCGAGGCCATCGCGTGCTTCGACACCATCAAGACCCGCGTGGGCGAGCGCATGGAAGCTCTCAAGTCTGCCGTCACGGGCATCGTTGACAGCATCGGCGCGGCGCTCGGCTTCCCCGGTCTTTCCTCCAAGATCGCGGGCGTGTTCGATTCAATCCGAAACGCCATCAGAGACAGAATCAACGCAGCCAAGGATGCCGTCACAGGTGCCATCGACCGCATCAAGGGCGCGTTCAACTTCCGCATCAGCTGGCCGCATATCCCGCTGCCGCACTTCAACTGGCACTGGCAGAGCATCGGCGGTGTTCTCTCGCTGCCGCACTTCGACGGCATCAGCTGGTACGCCAAGGGCAACGCGGTATTCGACCCGAACCATCCGCAGCTCATCGGTGTTGGCGATAACAAGACAGAGCGCGAATACCTCAACACGGAATCGCAGCTCAGAAACGTTGTCGAGGCCGCTGTGCGCGGCGCGGGCGGCTCTGGCAGCGTTGCGGTAAACGTGAACGTCAACGCCACCATCACAGGCCGCACAAGCGCCTACGAGATCGGCCAGCAAATCGGTCGCGGCGTGCAATCGACGCTCAAGCAGCGCGGAAAGGTCGGCGCATATGCCTAATCAAGTCATCTTCAACGGTAACGACCTTTCGCAGCTCTGCATGGTAAGGCCGCACAGGCCCGTCATGCCGCCCGTCTCAGTCGTTTCGCAGGCTGTGGGCGGGCGGCACGGCGAGATGTTCAAGCGTGCCAGGATGGATTCATACGAGATTCCCGTGGAGCTGTGGCTCCGCTCCGAAGAGCGCGAGAAGGTTGCCGACCTGCGGCATGCACTCGCCGCGCTCCTGTGGACGGAGGAACCAGCGCCGCTCTACCTTCCCGATGACCCCACGCGATACCATCTCGCCATCGTGAGCGGCATGACCGATTTGGGCGCTGTCACCGACGAGCTGCCGGGCTGCATGGTCAACTTCAAGGTCTGCGACCCGATTGCCTACGGCGCGGCGCGCTCCGTCTCGCTGCGCAACAACTACGCCACCGAGATCACCGTGGGCGGCACGTGGGAATCCAAGCCCACCATCACCACCACGCTTGCAGGCGGCACGTGGCGCATCACCAACGTCAACACCGCAGAGTTCGTTGAGGTCAACGCTGATTCCTTCGGCGCTGACCTCACCGCAGGCGGCGTGCTCGTTTGCGACATGGAGAACGAGCGCGTGACCATCGGCGGCGAGACGGCAGGCGTTGCCGTGGCTTCCGATTTCTTCTCCATCGAGGGCTCGGCGAAGCTGCGCGTCACGGGCTCTTCATCCACAACTGTCGATTGGCGGGAAAGATGGCTCTAAGCATCACTCGGTTCACGCGCTTCGGCAAGAATCTCGGCAAGCTCCACGTCACGGATGCCGCGCATATCGAGGATTTGGACGGCACCGACGAGCTGACCATCACGTGCGACGAGGATTTGGGCAAGGGCGATTACCTCGTTTGGCGCGATAGGCAGGGCAAATGGCGCGAGCACATCGTTGACGTTCCCGAGCGTTGGCGCGACGATGACGGCAACGTGTACACCACGGCATCCTGCATCAACTCCATCGCTGAGACGTGGGATGACTGGGTCAACGAGGTTAGGCCCAGCGGCTCCGTGCAGGTTGCCATGGAGCGCGTTCTCGCTTCGTCTCGCTGGACGGCTGGCACATGCACGCAGGCTGGCACGGCTCACCGCACGTTCTACCATACGAGCGTGCGCGAATCGCTGCAGGGCATCGTTGAGACGTGGGGAGGGGAGCTTTCCACCGAGATCGTGAGCGACGGCACCAAGGTCACGGGCCGCACCGCTGCCATCGTGGCGGCGCGCGGCAACCAGGCGAGCGCGAAGCGTTTCACCTATACCAAGGACCTGCTCAACGTTCACAGGCGCGTCAACTCCGACAATCCCAAGACGCGCATCTACGCCTACGGCAAGGGCGAAGAGCTCGATGAGAGCGGCACCTACGGTAGGCGCATCGGCATCGCCGAGGTAAACGACGGCATTCCCTACGTTGAGGACACCGCAGCGACCGCCATTTGGGGACGCTACGATGCGAACGGCAACCTCATGCCTGCAATCGGCGTGTTCATCGATGAGCAGTGCGAAGACCCCGCAGAGCTCAAAGCGGAAGCAATCGAATACCTCAACCGCGCCAAGGAACCGAGCGTGACATACGAGGCCGATGTAATCGATCTCGCGGCGTTCGGGCGCGAGTGGGAAGATGTGGCGCTCGGCGATGCCGTGACCATAGTGGACAAGCGGTTCTCCGATGACGGCCTGCGGCTCCACGGTCGCATCTCCCGCCTTGAGCGCGACCTTCTGACCAACGACACCAAAGTTACGTTCGGGACGCTCACAGACGTTCTCGCTGGCTCATGGGCGGGCATGCGGGAGCATGTTGGCTACCTCACCGAGCGCACAGCAGGCGTTGAGAACGTGGTCAACCCGTCTGCATCGTGGCTTGACCAGCTCATGGCTTCTATGAACTCTCAATACGATGCCGCTGGCACCTATCACTATTCGAGCTTCGAGCAGGGCGAGATTTGGTCGAGCGTGCCGCTGGATGAGGACGGCCACGCCACGCAGAGCGGCGGATGGGCAATCAACATCAACGGCATGGGCTTCCGTCTCGCAAGCTCGCTCAACGCTGATGGCAGCTGGAATTGGCGCACGTTCGGCACGGGCGAGGGCTTCACGGCAGACGAGATCGTTGCCGGTGTAATCCGTGGCGGGCAAAGCTACTGGAACCTCAACACGGGCGATTTCGTCATCAGCTCAGATGCCACCATCGGCGGCAAGGCACCCGATGACCTCTTGACCAACGTTGATGTGAGCGTGGAGCAGACCTCCACAGGCGCGAACATCACCGTTAACGGCGATACCGTCTCGCTCTCCAACGGGCAAGACGGCGCGACTGGCCCTCAAGGCCCTCAAGGCCCACAGGGCGAACAGGGAATCCAGGGCGAGACTGGCCCTCAAGGCCCGCAAGGCATCCAAGGCGAGAAGGGGGCTGACGGAACCTCCGTCACTGTCACTTCCATCCAGTACGGCACCAGCGCCAGCGCATCGACGCAGCCTAGCAGCTGGTCTACCACCGTGCCGACCTCAATCACCAAGGGCCGTTGGCTGTGGGTCAAGACCAACTACTCCAATAACACGTCTGCCACCACGAAGAGCTACGTTGGCACCGATGGCGATGACGGCACATCGGTCTTTGTTCAGAGCGCGACCAAGAGCGGCGATACCACGACGGTCGTGATCGAGGACAGCGACGGCAACACGACCACGCTCACCATCAAGGACGGAGAAGACGGAGCGAACGGCACCAACGGAACCAACGGCAAGGACGGCACGAACGGCGCTAACGCCTACATCCACACCGCATGGGCAAACTCCGCAGACGGCACGACCGACTTCTCCACCACGGTCAGCGCGGGCAAGCTGTTTCTCGGCGTGTATACCGATAACACCGCAGCCGACTCCACCAGCCCGTCTGCCTACTCGTGGACGAAGATCAAAGGCGAGCAAGGCGAGAAGGGCGCAACGGGAGAAGCGGGAGCGAAGGGCGATCAGGGATACAGCGTTGTCACGTCTGTTTCCCGACCGTCTTTCACCGAAGCCCAGTGGAATACATACGGCACCATCGGCCATAACGAGTCATGGGCAGGATCTTCCTCCATCCGGAACGGCTGCAGGGTGGGCGATCTGTTCCTGGTTGTCGGCACGGCAACCGACACAGGCCGCTCGCATGAACTTGTCTATAGGTCCACCAACGCTTCAGGCAATCTCGCTGGTTCCTGCATCGCGCACACCTACGCAGAGAAGGGCGCTACAGGCGAGCAGGGACCTCAAGGCGAACAAGGCGAAACAGGGCCGCAGGGTCCCAAGGGCGATACCGGCGCAACCGGGCCGCAAGGACCGCAGGGTAAACAGGGTATCCAAGGCCCTCAAGGAGAGCAGGGTATCCAAGGACCGCAGGGCGATAAAGGCGATAAGGGAGACAAGGGCGATGCTGGCACATCGGTCACCGTCTCCAAGATCGAATACGGCACATCGACCAGCGCAGGCACGCAGCCAAGCTCATGGAGCACGACCGCACCGACCTCTCTCACCAAAGGTACATGGCTGTGGGTGAAGACAACCTATTCGAACGGCGATAGCGCCACCACGAAGAGCTATGTCGGCACCGATGGAACCAACGGCAAAAACGGCACCGATGGCAAAGATGGCGCGTCTATCACCGTGAGCGCCACCGAGTACCAGGCTGGCACATCTCCGACCACAGCGCCCACGGGAACCTGGTCAACGAGCCCCGTCACGGTAGCTCAAGGCGCGTACCTTTGGACGCGCGTCACCTACTCCGATGGCTCCAAGACCTATTCCGTGGCACGGCAGGGCGCAAACGGCACGAACGGCTCAAGCGTCACCGTCAAATCGACCGCCTACGCCTACCAGCTCTCAACGAGCGGCACCACCGTTCCAACGGGAACATGGAAGACCACACCGCAGGCACCAACCGCCACGCAGTACGCATGGACGCGCACAACGACCACGTTCTCCGACAACAAGACCGCTGTGACCTACACCGTGGGCGGCAAGACGGGAACAGGCGCGACCGATCTTGTCCCCGAGTACTACCTCTCCACATCCGACACCACGCCCACGGGCGGCTCATGGTCGGAAGAGCAGCAGGAGTGGGAACAGGGCAAGTACTACTGGACACGGCAGAAGGTCACGTGGACAGACGGCACGACCAGCTACACGGATGCCGTTCTCGAGACGGCGCTCAACTCGGCAAACTCGGTTGCCGCCAACGCTGCGGAATCGGCTGCAGAGCGAATCGACACGCTTGAGCAGAACGTGGCCGACCTCTCCGAGAGCCTTTCCACCCGTGCAACTCTGCAACAGCTCGAAGCCAGCATCGCGCAGCTCATGCCGAAGGACAACGACCTCTTCAAGTGGCTGCGCATCGTGGATTCGTCTTTGCAGATCGGACGCGAGACCACGGACGGTAACCGCTTCTACAGCAGCTTTACCGCTGACGGCATCGGCTTCTATGCGGGAGATTCGACCATTCCCGTCACCATGCTCACGCGAGAGCTGGGACTTTATGCCCCGCGCTCAACTATCGATGAGCAGTTGACCATCGGAGGCTGGGCGTTCATCCGGCGAAGCAACGGCAATCTGACGCTCAAGTACATCGGAGGTTAGCGTATGGCTTGGGGAACAGCTCAGAAATTCTATTCGTACAACCGAAAGTGCCAAGCCGGTATTGAAGCCTCCATCGCATCGCAGAACAATACGAGCGTCACTGTGCGGCTCATCGGCTATGCACGTTCGGGCGATGGCTCGGGCTACTACTACGCATCGGACTACGGCGTTACCGTCAAGTCATACTCGAAGCTCGGTTCTGCAGGCAGAGTGAATCGCGGCACGGCAAGCGGTACGCTCAACTACGGCGATGTTGTTGCTAGGACGGACAAATCCTTCTCCGTGGCAAAGACAACATCGGCGCAAACGCTCGCGCTTACCATCGAGGCCGCTTCCACAAGCGGCGATTGGCCTACGGCTTCGGCATATGCTTCGCTCACCATCCCCGCGCTGGCATCCTATGCGATCAAGTACAACGCCAACGCTCCAACGGGAGCTGGCACTGTTCAAGACGTTCCAGACGATCAGACGAAGTGGTATGGCACCGACATTACGCTTTCCAAAGCATCGCCCAGTTTGAGCCTGTACAACTTCATGGGTTGGAACACTAAGGCCGATGGAAGCGGCACCGCCTACGCTGCGGGAGCCACCTATGCCGGCAACGCGGCGCTCACGCTCTACGCGCAATGGGAACTGGCCTACGCATACCCGACCATAGACCCCGCCACCGTCATTCGCTGCAATTCGAGCGGCACAGAGGCAGACGATGGCACCTATGGCAAGGTCTCGTTCACCTGGTCTATCGACACCACGGCAGACGATGGCGGCAATGTCGGCAAGCGTGCCGTTATCAGCTGGAAGCCGACCACGACGGCCAGCTGGGATAACGCATCGAGCGTCACCGTTACGCTCAGCGGCACGGGCGGCACCATCAACCGAGTGTTCGGCAGCGGCGCGATCTCAACCGATGCGTCTTATGACGTTCGCATCGCTGTCACCGACACGCACACCATAGATGGCAACGAATGCACCACATACCGCTATCTGACGCTTAGCCAAGCGTTCTTCACGATGGATTTCTTGGCGGGCGGGCATGGCGTTGCCATGGGTGTTGCGGCAACGCAGAATGACACATTCGAGCTCGCCATGGATTTCGACCACCATGACGGCGGCGTGACGCTCGATGCCACCACAAAGGCCGCGTGGCTGTCGGCGCTGGGGCTCGGCGATACAGGCTGGCGCACCATCGCGGGAGACGCACCGTCCAAGACAGGCCACAACAA